CCGAGTGTGCCCACTTTAGCGGCATCCGTCTTGACGCCCCATAGCTCTAGCTGCTCTGGAAATACCGAATAGTCTTTGCGTAACAACCGTCTATACCAAGATCTCCGTGGAACAGGCATGTCGATGCCATACCAAGACTGCACGGCCGTTGCCAAACTCAAGCAATCAGCAGCACCGTGTCTTTCAGGCACCGCTCCAAGCCTATAAGGCAGCCCAATTAAAAGGTACGGCTCTCTCAAATGTTGCTAATTCGAGCGGTGACGGGCAATGAGCCCACTGTTTTTTCAAGCAAAACCTTGTTTGGGACAGATGCACTGACTGCATCAATGCTTGTAATCAGTCGAAGCTGGATGCCCTCAGCGTTGTAATTCATGCTGGATACAAGCCAGTTTTCAGTCGTCAACGTTCTGTTTGGCAAAAAAGTAGTGGGGTTCATCAATACTGTGTTGACTTCTGCCGCCCAAAATTGAACTACAGCTTCATGTGCCAACTCCAGGCTCAACTGGTTTGCAGCTAGCGTCAACAAGCTTTCAATGTTGTCACCTTGAGTTGACCGGGTGGCACCGTTGTAAATGAACTGCAAATAGTCATACGACTCAGAGTCATAGGTCAACGCAGTCGTTGTGTTGCTGTTCTGGTAGTGCCCTTTATCTTGTGTGCCAAGCGTAAACTTGACGAACGTTGTTATCGCCTCAATCGTCATACGCCAACCCTGCTACGAATACTGCGCTTGTTTACGAGGTCACTGTAAACACCTTGGCGTCCCAGTTCTGCACCACGTTTGGCCGCTTGATTCATGCCACGCTCAAACTCAGCAGCAGTGACGTAATCAACGTTGTTGATCCGTTCCACGCTGTAGCGAACATCAACAACACCAGAAACACCGTTCATTCCGCCTTCAGTTGACATTCCATCACCCTCGGGGATAACAGCAGCACCACGAGCACCACGGGCATAACGTCCCATGGCTTCTGTCATTTTGCTGGCTGGAATAACGTACTCCGGCTGGCCACCTTCGCCAATTAGGGCGCGAGTAGGGCCGGAAACGTAACCACCTTGTGCGTAACCACCTTCTGCAAATGCTCCGAGCCTAAATGGTTCTGCAGGTTGGCTAAATACTTTGGCAGCAGCAGATATAGCAGCATCACTTGGGGCTCGACTAAAAGCGCCAGCTGATGCTGTTGGCTGAAAGAAATTCAATGCAATACCCAGAATTTTCATCTGAATCTGTTTGGCAATCATTTGCGCCGCCATGTCCGCAAAGTGATCTGCAGTCCGTTGGAACAGATTGGCCAACGCTTCCTGAGCAGACATGCTGCCGGTAATCAGCCCCTTAAACGACTCAGCAAACGCATCTCCGATTGCTTGTGCGGCAAGAATAACTTGATTTGTAGGGTTAAGAAGATCACTAAGAGCCCCTTGAACACGATCTATTTCGGCTTGCAACCTGTCAGAATCGGTTTTTGCTGCATTTTTAGCAGCTTCTTGGGCTTCAACAACCTTGCCCTCAAGCTTAAGCCGACGCTCCAAAAGCTCGTTAATTTTGGCTTGAATTTTTTCTTTTAAATCTAAAGTTTTTGCGCCAGCTTTAAGAGCTTCTAAATTGAGAATGTGCAAATCAAACTCATCTTCTTGACGCTCTCCCATTCTTTCAATTTCTTTTACCTGTTTGCTAATTTCAACTGTTTGCCGAGCAGTAACGGGAATAACTCCGGCACGAATTAACTCTCCGTACTCACGCTCGAACGCAGCCTTGTCTTTTATTGCGTCAAGTTGACGCTGTATTGGCCTAGCAAGATTTTTAGTTTGCTCAAGGGCTTGCTGACCAAGCTGCAAGGCTTGTCGCTCAAACTCAAGCGAAGCAAGTTGTTTAGCAGCAATTTCGGTTTCATTGATAATTTGAATATCTTGAGCGTCATTTGTTTTTGCACGATCTTGCTTGGCCCGCTCAACCGCCTTGGCGATGGCAGTTGAAAATTTGAGTTGAATTCTTGCCGCTCCAGCAGCAGTGCCCTCAAGTTCTGCAATCTGCTGGGCTGCAGCAACCTGGGCCTTTAGCACGCCTAAACGCTTTTGAAGACCAAGTGTTGGGTCGGCCTTTGGGTCTTCTGGAGATATTGACTCCATAAGCGCACGCTTTGCTTCGCCAAGCGCAGCAAGGGCTTCCTGAGTTTCTGGAGGTATTTGTGAAACCGTTTCTCGTCCAATTACATTCTGGGTTCCCATACCTCCAGGAACCGTAATATCTACTTCTTTTGTCAAAGAACCAAATCTTAGCTTGATAAAAGCTTCAAGAACTTTAATTCGAGCTTCGTCAATCTTAAGCAGCTGTCCGTTTACAAAAAGCTGATCTCTAAGGCTTTCAGCAACATCCTTGTTTCTGTCAAAGATTTGTCCAACAGCATTGCTCAGACTTTTTGCGTCTTCGATGCCCATAAACGCACCAAAACCTGCCGTGTCTGTCCCAAAGATTTTTGTAGCAGCCTTGGTCAGCTTTTCATCGGCAATGAAGCTAAAAGCTTTTGCTGCGTTAACAGCCTCTTCATTTGTAATTTTTAAAAGTCTTGCAATCTCGTCAATATCTCGCCCAAACAACTGAGCAGAACCGCCAGTTACTTGAAAATTAGCGTTTAGCTGATTTAAAGACTCGTTAAAAGTTCTTGCGTCGTCAATTGCTTGGCCAAGCGCCGTTCCAACCAAAGACAACCCGAATCCAAACTCTCCACCAATAAGTCCACCCGCTAAACCGCCAAAACCACCACCAATAGATGCGCCTACGCCCTGCCCAAACAACGCAGGAAATGCTCCACCAATAATGCCGCTACCTGCAGCGCTTCTAAGCTTTTGCCTTCTTTCTTGGGCCTTAGTTCCACGCTCGATTGCCGCTTGGATCTTTCTCTCTGTTCGCTCTTCTCTTTGCTGCAGCGCTAAAGACTCCTGACGTGCTCTTGCCTGCTTTCGCTCTTCTGCCGTAATTGCTAAACCAATTTTTCGTTGCTTATCTAGCTGCTCATCAATTTGGTTCATTACCGCAAGTTGTTCCATTACGGACTTGCGCCCTTCTGCAGCGGCTGCTGCTGCACGCTCTTGCTTAGTTTGAGAAAGAGCAACAGGAAAGCCAAAAGATCCTGCTGCAGCCAAGGGTCTTTGCAATGCGCCTGATTTGCCTTGCAAAAACTCTTGTCTTTGCCGAGCCTTATCAATAACAGCTTGAACATTGGCAGCTTCTTGAGCTAGCTCTCCGTTAATGCTCTTGCGAAGACGCAACTGGTCATTAAGACGATCAGCCTGCTTTCTTTCCAGGTCGAAGAAAGCTTTTTCTAAAATTAAATTGTCACGTTGAATTGCAAGGTTTCTTTCGTTAAGGCCAGTTATGTCAACAGACCTGCCGCCGAAAAGCAGCGACTGCGGACGCATTGGAGAGCTAAGCGCAGTTGGAGACGCTTGCCCTGGCCCAATAGGCCCTGAGTATTGCGTTCCACCGCGCAGTGTTCCTGATCTGCCTTCATTGCGGACCTGTGCAAGCAATGCTGCCTGCTCCCGAAGGGCTTCGTTCGCTAAATCTTGGGCTCGTGCAAAGTTTCTTGCAGCGTCAGCGGCCCTATCAGAGCCCAACTTGACTTCATTGAAATTTTCTGCCGCTTTTGCTAATTCTTTATTGAAGTTTTTAACTGAATTAACAACGGTTTTACCGTTTAGGTCTCCAAACTTTTCAAGAGCATCGTTTACGTTTCTAATTTTTTGACCAAGAAGGTCTGTATCTCTTGAAAGCTTGGTAACGGCTTGGGTGTTTTTGACTGCAACCGCGATATTTACGCCATAGTCAGCCACAAGCCCAGACCAAAGACCTATTGCCCTACTTTACCGCCTTCCCATCGTTTGCGCTCCACGGCTAGTTTGCACGCGGTCTCTGGCCTTGCTTTCCTCGTCGCCCTTTAGCTCAAAAAAAGCAGCCCAACCGATTAACTCTTCTTGCGTCAAGTCGCGTGAAAGCTGGGCCACTGTCATGCCCAGCTCTTTCGCAAGAAAAAAGATAAAAAACCAGTCGTTACTGGCTTTTCAAGTCAGCCTTCGCTTCCTCCACCTTGTTTTCTGAGCCAGAAGACAGCATTGCCAGCTGGATCTCCTGCAGCACTGAAGCGTCTACAGCGTTTTTAAGCTGAGCTTTTTCGCCATCTTGAAACAAGCGCTTGCCGTCAGCATCAAGAGCTTTTTCGATCATCATGCCCAACGCAAAGTCGTTGGCGTCGTCCGAACCGGCTTTCTTCTGGATGGACTCGCGCTCTGCAATGGTGAGTGGGTGCCAGTAGATCTCAAGCACCGTTTCGTCGCCGTCTTTAACTTCGTGCTTATACAGCTGGCTAACGCCGAACTTGTTACGAAGCAGTTCGGTGGCGCGCATAAAATAGTACCGTTTGTCTCAATATACTACACAACTGCCGTAAATTGACAAGAAACAATGCCAACAAAATGCGAGCGGTCTTCTAGCTCTAATGGGGTTGGACCAGCAATGTCCAAAACCCTAGGCGCAACACTAAAAACGTCGGTGTAGTTAGAAGCGTTTACGGATGTAAGCCCGTCAATTACAGCTTCGCTTAAACTAGAAATAGCAGACGTACCAGCAGATTTAGGAACGTAGATGTTGCACTGAATAACACCGGAGTAGTAATTTTGAGCTGCGCCTTGGTTTTGGATGGTGGAGCGGTTGAAGTTGACCGTCATCAAAATGTATTTTTTATCTTTTCCAGGCGTGGTGTATTGAACGTTGTCGTAAACCATTAGCACTGTGTTGTCAGCAGCTGCAACAGTGTCGGTAACTGCTTTTTCAAAAGCGGCGCGGGCGTTTACGAGAGTCATGGTTTAAAGCTTGATGTAAGACCCGAACACACTGCTGCTGGATCCAGTTCTGGCAAAAATACGGCCAGGGCGTTTGTCCCCAAAGGTTTGCTGAACCAGTGAGCGCATTTCACCCTGAATAAAATTTGCTACTTTTGGCGATTCCAAAGCATAGCCCGCATACTCGGCGGTGTTCCCGATATAAACCGTGGGCTGGCGCTTGTAATTAAATTCGGGAACCTCAAAACGAGGTTTTATACGACTTTGCGCTGGCTTTTTATCGGTGTGAACCCATTGGTTGCCAATGCTGCTCCAGGTTGTTTCGCCACCGGGTTGGCGGGTTGCATAAATTTTTGACCATGGAGCGTGGTCTTCGCGTTTGTCCTGAGCGCGAATTTTTTGAACTGATGCTTTCCAACTTGATGCAAAAAATCCAGTGTCCACCGGACTGTTTTCTTCTGTGCCTAAACCTTCAACGGTCAGTTGAATCAGAGCGTTGTAATCGGCGTTTATCTGACGTTCCAGGTCAGTGATTATCTGGCCTATGCCCTTTTTCCTAGCCATCAGAACCTTACCTGAATAGTGAAAAAGTATTCCTGGTCGCCTTTGAAAGTGCGGATGTCTGTGATTTGGGCAATGCGGTTAGAGCCCGCATATTTAAGAGTTATGGTGTCTTCAAACGTGGGCTGGTTGTCTCCTATTAGATCAGGGGTGACGTAGAGCTTGGCTTTGCGTTCTTCACGGCCTTCCTCTTCTTCAGAATCAACAAACTCAATTGGAGCGTCAAACGAGTAGGCCGTATCGGTTGTCGTTAGCGCTCCGGTGCTGGTGTTATACGTCGGAGATGCTTTGCGGGTGTAGGTAATCGTGTGATCAAAAGATTTACCTAAATCGGCAACAACCGACTTGGCAACACTTTTG